TTGTCTGACACTTAGAACCTTCCGGTGCTTTTATCATTACATTTGTGTTAGTAGTGTTTGTTTTCATGGCTTTAAGGCTTTAGGTACATACAAATATAACGAAAGATATTGAATATCGTTCTAATAATGAGAGAAAGTTTTAGTAAAATAGAGAAAAAAGATGCTAGTCAATACAAGAGAGTTTCAGAGAGTAGCACAATATCATACTAAGTATAGCAGATACACCGACATTCCACCTGACCATATAGAGTATAAGGAGTTTTGGGATAATGAAATAGAGAAGTGTTTGCATGGAGTTAAGATAGGAGATACATATATCACAGGCTACCATTATTTCTATTTGAACTTCTGTAAGATTATGCGTACAGAAGATACTTATGGAACAGTACATAATAGTAAAGAGAAATATGTAATAACTGAAAAGGACGATTTCTTTCCTGCATTTTGGGATGGCGACCATCAATACTTTAACGTAGTAGAAAGATGCGAGAATCCACATAATCCTCTTATAGATATAAGAGGTCTTAATGTTCTTAATGATGGAAATAGAAAACATCTTATAGTTCTTAAAGCTAGGGGTAAAGGATATTCATTTAAAGGTGGTGCTATGATGGCACGTAACTATTATCTTATCCGTAAAAGTAAGAGTTATGCTATTGCATCTGAAAATGAGTTCTTAACTAAAGATGGTATCTTAACTAAAGCGTGGTCTTATCTAGATTTCATTGATCAAAATACTGCATGGCGCAAGCGTAGACTCAAGAACGCTCCTATGCACAAAACTGCTGGATACAAGAACACTATTAATGGTGTTGAAAGTGATGCAGGTTATATGAGTCATATAATAGGGGTAACTCTAAAGAATGATGTTCAGAAAGCTCGTGGTAAACGGGGTAAGTTAATAGTATGGGAGGAAGCAGGTAAATTCCCTGGCTTTAAGCGTGCATGGAATATTGCTCGTCCTTCTGTAGAAGATAGAGATATTGTAACAGGCTTCATGATTGGTCAAGGTACTGGTGGTACTGAAGGCGCAAATTTCGAGGATGTTGAAGAGATGTTCTATAATCCGAATGCCTATAATGCTGTGTGCGTTGAAAACTTTTGGGATGAAGGTGGTTTAGGGACTAGTTGTGGTCTTTTTATTCCCGATTATATTAACGCAGGTAGTTTCATGGATGATGATGGTAACTCTCATCATGCAGAAGCTAAAGCATTTGAGGAAAACCAACGTGAGATTATTGCAGCCAATGCTACATCTCCTACTGAAGTAGATGAACATGCTGCTGAACATCCCTTCACTCCTCGCGAAGCCTGTTTACAAACTAGTGGAAATATATTCCCTAAGTTACTATTACAGTCTCAATTAAATGCTGTAAGAACAAATAGAAACTTAAATGCAGGTGTTCCTATAGATTTGGAATACTATTTTAATGATAAGTTAGGAAGAGAAGATGTTCGCATAACGGACAATCCCGATATAATAGAGAAGTTATCGCCTATACTAAAGTTCCCTACTTCTAAGGATGCAGGTGAAGGTTGTATAATAATGTATGAAGCTCCTTTTACAAGAGGTGGTGGTGTACCCGATGATTTGTATTATATTGCGAATGACCCTTTTGCTCAGAGTGGTGGTCAATCATTAGGTTCATGTGCCGTTTATAAACGGGTTAACAAATGGAGTTCTCCTGATGATATTATCGTAGCTGAATATCATGCTCGCCCTGCATCTACCGAAGAGTATGATAGGCGAATGTTTAAATTAGCTGAGTTTTACAATGCTAAGATAGGATTCGAGAATGACCGAGGTGATGTTCTGAGTAATGCTAAGTTAATGAAAAAGGTTCATTTGCTTGAACCACAATTTACTCTTGAATATAATAACGATCTAAAAGATTCTCCTGTTGCTCGTCCTTATGGTATGCACATGACTGAAAGCCGTAAAGTAGCTGGAGCAGGTTATCTTAATACTTGGTTAAGGAGATTGCGTGGATATGATACTAATGGTAAAGCTATCCTAAACCTTAATATGATTAGAGACCCTGCTACACTAGAAGAGTTAATTGCATTTAATTATAAAGGTAACTTCGATAGAGTTTCACAAATGATTATAGCAATGTTCTATGAAAAGGAAATGGACTTTACTGAACGTTCTATTGGTGAACAAGAACGCGAAGATGATTTCTTTAATAGACGTCGATTCTTTGGAGGTGATGAAGATATGAATGGTCAATGGGCTGCTAGTGATGAAATAAATATATATGACAACTATACAGGTGGACATACCTTAATGTACTAATATGGATACAAATAGTTATACAATGCTGCCTGAACAGGCTGTCAGCTATAAAAAGAAGAAGGCAAAGGACTTTAAGATAATGAAAGATAGTGCCAAGTATTATATAGGCTTGGCTAACTTTAAAGATGATGTTCTTCCTCTATATCGTTATGCTAATGGCTCTTATATAAATACAAGGGATTATGCTCACCTTACAAATGAACTAGGTTTATCTAAAGCTAATAAAGATCAAAGAAGAATACTTGAGAAAGGTAATGCTACTAAGTTACGCAATTTTCCTATCATTACCCCTATTATAAATAAGTTTATGGGGGAAATGAGAATGAGAGCAAATGATTATATTGTCCAAGCTATCAATGCTGATGTAATCAATAAAAAGACTGCTGCTCTTCTCGATAAAGTTAATAAGTATCTTGAACAAGAAGCAATCAATATGATGAATGCTCAAGGTATGGAAACAGGTGTTCCTACTCAAGAGCAACCACCTCTTGAAGATATGGTTAAAGCTTTTAATGTTTCCTATGTAGATGAACGTAGTATTATAGGTCAAAGAGCATTAAACATTATAGTAGAGGAATGTAAACTTACAGAGAAACGAATGAAGATGTTCTTCGACTGGTTAGTAGCCGGTTATGCGTTCTCTTATAAGTGTGTTGAGAAAGATACTATTATAACTGAAACTGTTGCTCCTGTAGATTTTTGGTATACTGGTTCTCCTGATATAGACTTTGTAGAAGATACTGAAGCTCAGGTACGTAGACTAACTCGATTTCCCATTGAGAAGATTAGACAGAAATTTCCTGAGATAAAAGAGAAGGATTTAAAACTAATAGAAGATAGATACGGAATTAGTTTCAGTCCTGGTAAGTTTGTTGCAGGAGATGTTCATACAGGTTATAGTAATACTACAGGTTATATAGATAATCGTAGTGTTAATCAACAAGAAATGGGTCATCATACTACTCTTTATCATGTAGTATGGAAAAGTCAAATGCTTCGTAAAACTTTACATTATATAGATATACTTGGAGAAGAACAAGTAATGTTTGTAGATGAAGATTATGAATTTGATGAAGAACATGGTGATTTAGATATTTCAGAAGAATGGATAGATGAATATTGGGAATGCTATCAGATTACTAAAGATGTATTCTCTGAACCTAGACCTATTCCTTATCAACGTTATACTTTTACTGGTGCTGCAAAGTCTCCTTATAATGGTCGTGCTTTCTCTGATAGATTTGCTGAGAATATGTCTATCGTTAAATTAGGTCTTGACTTTCAAAGAGAAGTTAATGAAATCCGTTATAGAGTTGGTCGTACTCTAGCTAAGAACAATGATAATGTTCTTCTTATAGATATCTCTGTTATACCTAATAGACCAGGTTTTAACAGAGATGATTTTATGCACTTTATGAAAGAATTCGGTATAGCATTTATAGACCGGAATCAGAAAGGTGCTGATAGAAGTTTTAATCAATATAGTGTATTACAAGCTAGTCAGATAGATGCAGTATTAAAAGGATACGAATTACTTATTACTTGGAGAAACTTTTATTGGGATTTAGTAGGTATGAATCCTCAACGTTTAGGACAAGTTGGTAGTAGTGCAGGTAGAGATGTAACTCAAGAAGCAGTTCAAGCAAGTAGTGAGATTAGTGAAGAGAACTTTGCACGTTTTGAAGAACTTGAAGAAAGAGATGTTCAAGGAGTTTTAGATTTATCTAAGTTTGCTTGGAAAGATGGAAAGCAAGCTATATTTAAACGTGGAGATGGTGAAGAAGAATTTCTTCAAGTAGAAGGAGCTGATTACACTGAAATGGAGTTTAGAGTAGTTGCTAAGAAAGCAGGTAAAGAACGCCAAAAGGTTAAAATGTTTAAAGATATGCTATTACCTATGATTCAGAATAGCGGTCAGCAAGGAGTTAAAACTTCTCTTGTTGCACAATTACTGGACATGGATAGTATGTCTGAAGTTAAGAAACTTGCTAAGTCTTTTGATGAAGCTGAAGCTAAGGCTGCACAAGCACAACAGCAATCACAACAAGAAGCAGAGCAACAAATGAAACAAGAACAGCAACAACATGAAGTAGCGTTGCAACAGTTCGAGTTATTGAAACAAGAGAAAGATATTAATAAAGATATTCAAGTAGCTCTTATTAAAGCTAGTACTATGGATACAATGGGTAGCGGTATTGATTCTCCTATACCTGTTGAAGAAATACAGAATGCATCGGCTACTCTTATGGCAGAACAAAATAAGGCTGCTGCTGAACAAAATAAAACTACTTTGCAAAGAGAAAAGATTGCTTCTGATGAACGTATGAATGCTTTAAATGCAAATGTCAAAAAGTACGATTCTGATGTTAAACTTAAAGTGGCTAAATCAAATAAGAACAAGTATGACAAATAATTAAGTCTATAAGGAGTAGGACAATAGAGATAATGCAAATTATTTCTATTGTCTTATTATAAGGAGTAAGAATTATTTTTATATATTTAACTAACTAATTAAGAGAAAATTATGTTTATTAAACTGAGAAAACAATTGAATCAGCAACAGGTAGGTGGTAATGTACTAGATAGTCCTGATGCTAATAATCAGAATGTGGCAACAGCTATAATAGCAGAACCAGTAGTACCTAATACTCCACCTGCTACTCCCCCTGTAGAACCACCTGTAGAACCAGTTATGGTTGTTGTACCACCTGTTGTTGCTGATCCAACTAATCCTAATCCTGAGAATATTACCCCTCCTGCTGATGAACCAAAGGAATGGTATCAAGAAGCTGCTGCTCAAGTAGGTATCGACATAGATGAACCTATTGAAGATAGTATCGAAGGTATCGCTAAATTTGCTACAAAGGTAGGAGAGAAGTTTTCTCAAGCAGCCGTTGAAAGAGAATATCAAGAAATTGAAGCTAGGCATCCTCAAGCAATTGAGATGATGCGGTGGCAAGCTCAAAATCCTAATCGTAGTATTGAAGAGTTTTATGCCGCAAAGTTAGGAGCACCATCTATTGACCCTGAGACTTTAGATCCTAATGATAGTAACAGACATAAAGATATTCTCTACAAAGACTTCATGCGTAGAGGTATTCCTGAGAAGATGGCTTCACAGTATGCTCAGAATGCTGTAGACAGTAACTCCGCTTATGAAGATGCAAAAGAAATTCTTAAAGTAACTGCTGTTGAAAGACAACATGCGCAGGAACAACAAGATAGAGCTGATGCTATTGCTGCTCAAACAAATTATGACAATTTTGTAAGAGACATTCAAACTCGTGAGAGAAATGTCTTAGAATCCGGTAAACTAGGTAATGTAATTATCCCTGCTTCTGAACGTCAGCCTTTTGCTGATGCTAATTATTACGATGCGAGAGATGAAAGATTTCCTGGTATGAGTCCTATAGACATTGCATTAGCAACTATGTCCTCTGAAGAGAAAGATTTATATCGTTATCTTGTTTGGAAAAAGTTGAATGTTAGCGGCTTAGTACTTGCGAGAGAGACTACTAGAACTGTTACTGGAATTCTTAATAAGAATAAAGGCGGCGATGCTAGTAGAATGAGTGGAGGTTCTAATCGTATAGTTGATACTAGTGATAGACGATTAGATAGTCCAGGAACTTGAACTAACTATCTTAATTAAATGTCATGATTAGCATACTAAACAGATATAATCTTAGAAACCAACCTGATGTAGACTACGTAATACCTATATTAAACAAGTTAGATGAATGTGTTAATGCAATTAATGATTTATCTGACAAACCTACTGCTGTAGATAATACAGTTAAGTTAATTAGATTAGGTAGTATTATAATAAAGCATACTAAAGGAGTTCCTACAGATGTGATTGGTACTACAGAATTGCAAAATTCTAATACCTATTATGTTCCTAGTACGGATATGAAAATTGTAGGTGCTAAGTGGGTTACTAATATAAATACTACTGATATACCTTCTACTCCTTTTGGTACTTTAAAGATTATCTCTGCTGCTTTTGTTGATTCTTCGATTATAGTTCAAGAGATAGTTCAACATATTAATACAGATTTTGTAGCTGTAGGTTTAAATAACCAAGCTATGTATGATGTAGAACTTACCGACATGCCTGTAACTTTAAAAGCGTTTAAATCTAATTATGCTATTCAAGTTATTTTAGATGCTTCTGCCCCTACAGGTGCTTATGCATTTGAAGTTTATATTAGAGCCGAGTATGTTTAGTATACTCATTAAATAAGTAATCAAATAAATCAATACAATTGAAATGGGAAAGATAACCTTATTAAACGATCACATGCAATACTCAAAAGAGCTGCATGATGATGAATATGAGTTAGAGAAACACTTTGCAGGTAGTACTGCAACTCTTACTCAGAATATCATTTATATGGCTGCTGCTCAAAACAACCAGTTTCCTATGAGTGCTATCACTGAAGGTGGTGCTTTAGGTCGGGTTAAGACTGAGTATGTAACGGAAGATGAATATGATTATCCGGTTAGTGATAACATTTCAACTCGTACTACGACCATCTATAAGAATAATTACGTAGGTGCTCAGACTGCTAAGATAGGTATTAATGGTACTCCTTTTGAAATCTTCACTGAAGGAGCACTTATTCCTACGTATGAGTATATCTTAAACTCTACTACTAAAGTTTATTGTAGAGATGTAGAAGATGCAGCTGATGGAATGTTTAAAGGTACATTCAATCTAGTTGACTCTACTGACCCTGCTAAAACCGTTCCTCAATCGGATTTAGAAGTTGGTAAGAAAATCTCTCGGATTGTTTCTATCAACTCAAAAGCCGGTTCTCGTGGGAATGGTTCTCTTTTTGTAACTCCTTACAAAAAGAAGAACATGCTCAATACGTTCCGTAAGACGTATAAGTGGGAAGGTGAGATTCCAACTAAAGTAGTTCGTTTCAATTATACTACTGCTGGAACTGAAGCTAAAACTCTATGGATGGATTACCGCAAATGGGTATTCATGCAAGAGTGGGCTTATGAGAAAGAAGTAGGTATTTGGGAAGGTGAATACAATAAGACTCCTGATGGTAAAATTTATCTGAAAGATAGACATTCAGGTAACGTTGTTAGTCGTGGTAGTGGTATTTGGGAACAGATACCTAACTGGGATTCATATAGCAAACTTACTGGTTCTAAGTTAAAGTCTATATCTCGTTCTGTATTCCGTGCCAATAATGACCAGGCTTCTGGAGGTCGTGATATTAAAGTATTTGGTGGTACTATTGCTGCTGAGAACTTTGATGCTGCTATGAAAGAACTTTGGGGTGCAGGTCGTTTCTACGATGGCACTGACAAAATGGTTTCCGGTAGTGGAATGGATATGGAGTACGGTGCGTACTTTACAAAATATCGGACTATTGATGGTGATAGATTCACCTTCGTTAAATCTGATATGTTTGATAATGGACCTCGTGCAGAAGTTGCTGACCATTACAAAGATGGTTTCACTACTGAATCCGGTAAAATGGTATTCATTGATGATACTTCTTATAATGGTGAACCTAACATCAAAATGGTTATCAAGAAAGGCATGGAGAACTTGTTCCAAAAAGTTGCCGGTGTTGGTACTCAAGAAGGTGGAGGTCAACCTGAATTCGTATCTAGCGATTTCCACGGAAGTTCACATGAGTATATGACTATGCGTAACGTTCAGATTATGCGTAATACTAACTGCTTCGTTCTTGAACTGGAAGTAGCTTAATAAATGTTTAAGTAAACAAAACAAAGAGAAAACATGAGTACCAAAGTACAAGAAAAAATCGTTTACATTAAACGTAAACCGTCTAAGCATATTGAGAGTAACCAAGCATTAAAAATAATGAACGATAATGCTACTAAGTATTTAGGTTCAGCTGGTTATTCAAATACAGAACTACCTGTTACTGGTCTTTCGGAGATTGAGAAAGTAGCTATATTACCTTCTCTTGTTCAAGTATCTGCTAACCATGTGGAATTTGATGAAAAGGTTAATACTTACTATCACGAACTTCGAGAGCTAGTACCGGCAGGTAGAGGTCTTAGACTTAATATAGCAACTGTTCCAAAAGAGGTTAAATATGCAGGTAAAGATGAAGTAATTGACTTTCCTGTTAAACCTAAAGATTACGTTATT